ACATAGTAAAGCACCTGATTAGGTATAGGTACGCTTGTGTTAAAGAGAAGATCGCCGTCGCTGTCTACGCCAAGAAATTCGTATTGTGGCATAGCGTAAACGGTTTTTGTGCCGTTAAACGCTGCCGAGACGCTAGCGACAGTAATGCTTTCGCCTGCTTGTATTTCAGGGTTAGTCAGGGTTTGAACTACTGCATAGTTGTCTAGCAGTTGGGCAAATATGATTTGGTAGGTGGCCATAGCCAGCAGGCCGCCTTTCGACTATGCGATTACGATTCCTTGAATGAAGCTTGACTTGGCTACGAACGTCGCAAAATATTGGTGGAGCGAGAAGGTTTTGCCGAGCTTAGAGGCGTCGTCAAAGGTCATCAAAGATGGGCCAGATTCGAAGATTTCGAAGCCCGGTGCGTAACAAACAAGCATGGTGCCACTGGCGAAGTTGTTGTCAACTACGAGCGACAGTCCCATGACGTCCATTTGGTTGTAGCCAAGGCCGCCTACACGACCAATGCTGTTTTGTCCAAGTACGCCGTTTGTGGTGTAACCCAAGATCGGACGCTTTGAACCGTCCAGCTGGCTACCCAACTTTTCCCATACATCAGGACTGACGCAAAGGTGAGTTGGGAAGTAGTTGCTGTCTTCGGTGATCTCTCGAGCGGCGTCATACAAGGCGCTAATCAAAGACGAAGGGTCGTTAGCGGTGACGGTCCAAGTTGAACCTGAAGCAGTTTTGCCAGCAACCAAAGCGTCAGCCGCAATGTCGTCGGTCTTGATTAAAACTTCGCCTGCAAGGTCATTTAGGACTAACTGCAAGGCGGCAGGGTCAGTGAAGTCAATGTCTTGTACCGACAAAGTTACTTGGCCAGCGACAGTCTTTTTGGTAACCACATTAGAAGCGATCACCATAGTTGTCGCCGAAGCTGCAGTTAGTTCCGTTGTCTGTTCAGCGGCCGAAGTGTGGGTCGTGATCGTAGGGCGAATGAAAGTCTTGCTAGGCGTACCCGGCATGGCTCGAGCGCCGAATGCACTAACGACAGGACGGACGAAATTTAGGTCTTGAAACAGGCTGCCGAGGACATTTTGATTAAGCAATCCGGGCGTGTCGCTGCTCAGAATGTCTCCAGCGGCCGCTTGAAGGGCTGTAGACTGGCGGCGCTGAGCCTGCTTAAAAGCGTCGTTCACGTTATGCCAAGTGTCGCCGCCAATGTGCATAGCGGCAAGCATTTCGGCTGCCGAAGGCATAGCGAATTCTCTTTTGACAGTAGCGAAAATTGGCTGAGTAGGAATTACTACTTCGGCGCTGGCTGCTTGAATTTCCATTGGGGTTTCCTCGTTTTCGGTTTCAGGTTCTGTGACTTCTTCTTCGGCTTCTTCGTCAGGTGCAGACGCCGCTACTTGGGTGATAGTAGCACCACTAAAAGCGGGTGTGGGAACTAGCGACAGCTCTACCCAATCGGCAGCAAAAACGATCATGTCGCCGCTGTCGTCATATTTAAAGTTTGTGGGGTTAACGCCTACAGACACAGAATCTAAAACGCCGTCAGCTGCTAAAACTAGGGCTTCGTCGCCAGCCCGAGTGTTACTAATTTTCGCTGTAAACATCATGCCTTCAGCGGTATCTAGACGCTCGGTAACAAGGCCTACGGGCTGTGTTGAGTCGTGGTACATAAACAGTTTCGGCATTTTGCCTGTCGTGGGAAGACTGCCCGGGGCGAAAGATACTCGGGTGCCGTCAGCGACAGTAGCAAAAGTGTCGTAAGGCAACGCTGTACCAGTAATGGTTCGTCGAGCTGGTTCGCCCGGCCCTGCAGCGTCAATCGTAAAATTAGACAAATTAAACTTAATCATGCGAGTTGCTCCTGAGTATTTTCGGCTGGTTTATCTATAACACTGTTTGACTTAGGTTTGTCTTTTACAATGTTTGTTTGTTTTGCTGGCAAATTAGCTCCGCCTTCGTTAATAATTTGTCTAGCTTCATCTACGGTTAAAATGCCGTTTACTACACCCAAATAAATTTTTTGAACAATTTCTGCAATCTCTTTAGCGCTGCTTGTTTCTGTTGTGTCGTGTGACATTTCCATTGTGTATTCCATTAAGTATTTCTCAAAGTCAAATTCCACATAGGTTCCCCTAGGCAGTTGCTGAGATAACGCTGCCGTAATAGCCATGCTGTACATTGACAATCCAAAGGTATATAGGTCACTTTTGGCGCTTTGACTGTTTGTGTATGCGTAGGAGCCAGTAGAAATACCCAATAGATACGGCGGCACGTTACACAGTCGAGCGCATTCCAAAGCCTGATAGTTAGCGGCGTCAATCAAAAGCATTTTGTCGGGCGTCGCTGTCGTCTCTGTGTACGTCAAAAACTCGTTTAGCGCTGCCGTTTGGTTAGTTGCCCTAGCTGCATTAAAGGCCGCCGAAAGGTCTGCTAGTTCTGTGGCGCTGAGAGGCTCGCCCCCAGTCTGTTTTAAAACGCCGACGGGTAGGGCCGACGAGCTATTGCGATACCTCGCATTTTCGAGCGAAAGTGCCGTAGCAATAGTTTGTTCTGACATGTAGATCATGCCTTGTGTCGGTGACAGGATTTGCACGACGTCTTCGGTCGGTAACTGCTGGCCGTTGAAATAGATAGCGTCAGATTTACCGAACCAAACGGGACCTGTCATGTCCTCTGTGGTTATGGACCCCATTGGTAATCTTGTGGCGCTCGCCATATAACCGTCAGCAGTCCTAGCCGTTATGTATAAGAAAGCTCGCCCATAGAAAAATAAGTCGTCAAATACCCAAGGGTAGGTAAAGTTGTCTGGCATTTTTGGGTCTAACTGAGAAAGCCATGATCGAGGCGCAAGCGGTACTTGTTCCATTTCTGAACCGTTCCAAATTTCGGTATACATCTTCAATTTCATGCAAGCCAAAACTGAGGCCATAAGGTCACGGGAGCGAGAGATGGCAGCGACAGACATCGCCTTGTTTCGGGCTAGCCCTGCCTGATACGCATAGAAGTTTCCGACAGCGCCCTTGCCTGAAGTTTGAAAAAGGTTGCTTGCACCGACAGCGGCAGTCTTTTCCGCTGGTGGACTAATCGCCGCTTTGTTTACTCTGTTGAAGATTCCCATGATGTCCTTTAGGTAGGCTCGGCCCAAACCCGACGCTTAGGCCGAACCTGAGCAAACTCTAACCTATACGACTAAGCCTATGTCCCTGAGACAACCATCATAGGTTTACCTGCATATCGTGGCCGTGACGCTTTAGCAATCGCCAAGACTGCACAGCGAGCTAGCTCTATTGGTCCGGGCGACCTATGGCTAGAGATCATTACGCCATCGCTTGTACGGATTTGCACTGCCCGACATACATGTTCGGCAAGTGTTCTTTCGCCCCGGTGCCGTACTTTACTTTCGGCGATCATCGCTTTAACCAAACCTGTATATTTGACTAGCTCTTTTTGGCCGCCTGTTGTGCAACGTCGAGCCAAAGGTTTAGGTACATGGATTTCGTATGTCGGACCGATCAACAGCTGCACAGTTTGGTCGGTCATGACCCGTTCAATTTCCTGCCACATTTCCGTCATGCTGTCAACAATAAATTCAACTTTGAGTTGCACAACATCTTGAGCGACTACAGCCCTGACGCCTACAAAACGGTTTTGGTCAGCCGAAGCGTCACAAGCCAAAATACCGCCTTCAGGCATGGCGTCATCGGTGCCTAATTTTTGCCACTCGGCAGAATCTATCCATGCACCCTTCGCCGCACTCCATAAATTTAGATGTTGGCGATTAAACGAATCTTTAGTGGACGCCAGTTTTAAGGCCTCTAGTTGCACAGTCAAACCTAAAGACGGGTTTGCATAACCCCAATATTCTTCGCCGTGACAGCCGGGCGGCATAGACCATTCCGCTAGATAGCAAGCGCCAGTAATACCAGCGTCTAACTCTCGCAAGCAAGTCTCCCGTGTTTGTATCATCGCCAAACTTGACTCGTCGCCAGCGGTACTGAATTGCGCCAAATGAGAATTTGCTTTAGCAATCTGAGACGGTTTCAAACAGTCGTCTACGCATTGCTGAGACACATTCCAAAGCTCATCTATTACGATAAGGTCGTAACTACCGCCTACAAGGTTTAGGGTCGCCGCTCGAATCTCCCAACGGGAACCGTCAGGCATAGTCACAGACTTTCGGCCCATAGCCTGCATTTGTTTACCGCCAAAGTTTGCAACCAAAATTGGGGCTAGCACAGTAAAGATGGACTCTGCCCGGTCAAGACGGTTAGCAACACTAAGCGCATATTGGGCATGGCCTCGACGCCTAGCAAACGTCGTCACAAAGAAGCCAAGTAACGCAGTTAATAAAAGGCTCTTACCCTGCTGGCGGCTGCAAGAAATTAAAGACTCTCTAAACAGCAGCTC